ACGACTGCAGCTCGGCATAGGTGTTGCGCACGAACGACCATCGCGTCCTGCGCAGTCCGTCCAGCGACGACGGATCCTGCTCGCACGCAATCTGCCACAGCTTCAACATCATCGTGGCAGTCTTGCCCGACCCGATCGGGCCGCGGATCACCGATACCTCGCTCCGGTCCTGGAAAAACAGCGACAGCGTCTTGCCGTCGAGCTCGTAAATCCGCCGACCGTCCTCCGTCAGCCTGATCTCGGCGCCGTCAGCCATCAGGCGACGACCTTGAGCTTGACCCGATTTCTGACGCGATGCGCTGGCGGGGTAGACCGCAGGACGGTGATACGGCCGCCGGTCCCAGCATCGTGAGCGCGCGCGGCCCGGACGGCGGTTATCGCGTCGGCGCCCGAGAACATCGCCCCGCGTGCTTCGGGCGCACCGCTACCGATCGCGACATAGGGCGCACAGAAGGTATACCAACCCTCATCCTCAAAGACCTGAATGCGGCCCCGCGCGCGAACGATCAACCCCCGAAATCGAAGATCACCTCTCGCCGCTCCGTCTGCGGAAAATCGACCTTGCTCACCGCCGAGAAACCACGCCAGGAACGCTCGGGTGACAACTGCCGCCCCTGCGCACCCTGCAAGATCGCCATGGGCATTCCGGACGATTTTTTTTGCCGTGCCGACCAGCGCATCGCCCTGGCAGGTCAGGGCATCGGCTGCCATCACGCCATCCCGATACGCGATCGTCGTCACTCCACCCTCCGCAGTTTTCCTGACCAACCAAAAAATCCGACCCACCCCTCACCCCCAGGGAATTCGCGCGTGAGGGGCAGGAGCATAGGATAGGCGCGACCGATTTTGCCCCCCGCCCCCTCTTCTCATCGGCTCGCCAGATCGAGGGGGGTGGGGGTCGCGCAATCCATCGAGCCGCCGGCCGGACCACATATGCCTCTCCCGAGCCATTGTGCATCGCGAGATCGTGGCGTTGCACAGTCCGAGCGTGCAACGGAATGGCGGAAACGTGCGGTGTTAGCGGTCATCGTCGGCAGCCTGCACATCTGCCGTGGCGCCCGGGCCGACCGAGATGATGGTCTCGTCGACCTTGCGATCGCCGGAGCTGACGTTCACCTGCACGACCACGCCAGGCGTGACCGAGCGGCCGCTGTCCCTGCGCGCGTCCCCGTCAACCACGCCGTCGAGGTAGCGGGCCGCCTGAATCCGGGCCGTTTGGTTGACCTTCTGGTCCCGAACCTCGATCGCGGCGTGAATGTTCTTCGCGCTCGCGCTCTCTCGAAACACCTGTTTCTGCTGGATGAGGTATTGCCTGACGTGGGGACGGTCGAGGGCGCGCCGGGCGGATGAGAGGGGCATTCCGATGGAGCGCGCGGCGTCTTGCCAGTCGGCGCCGTCCCATACCATTGCATCGATGAGACGCTTGGGCTTTCCGCAGACTTCCTTGCCGGCGCGGGTTGGCGGGATGCGAACCTTCGTCGTGGCCGGCGGACCGTGAGGCGGGTCGATGAGATCGGGGAGGCCGGCGTCTGACATGCGGGCGAGCGGCGATGGTTGGAGGTGGGTTCGCGCGGGCGCGAGACGCTTGTCTTGTCGCGTGGGATTTGACGCGATTTTCGACGCTTGGCTCAACGCACCCATTCGAAAATGGCCGAAAGCTGCGCCTGTGAGCGCTGATTCGGGCGCGCGGTGCGTTTGACAGACCGAGGGGGCGTGCAACACTGTGTTGCATGGATCGGCAGGTCAGGGATTGCGCACTGAGGGCATTGGCGTCAGGCGCGGTGACATTCGACGAGGCGGTCAAGCTGGCGGGTGTGGCGCGGTCGACGGTGTTCCGCTGGTGCAGGGCGGCCGGGGTCGACTGGCGAGAGGCGCGGTCGCGGCGCGCCTGGCGCGAGTGGGAGAAGGCGGCGGGCGGGCGACGGCGGCGGCGGAAGCCGACGAAGGCCGAGCAGCATCGACAGGCCGACGCGGCCAAGGTCGCATGGGATTTGAGCCATGAGCAAGATGGGCTGGCGTGATTGGAACCGCGAGCAGGGCCGGCATGCGGTTGACGACTACCTGGGCGGCCGTCCGATTCGCGTGTTCGATCGCTACGGCCGGCAGATCGGCGAGCGCGTTGAGGTCAACTGCCCTGAGTGCCGACATTGGGCGTCGGTCGTCGTGCCGGCCGGTCGCAAGGCCGTCCGCTTCCGTTGCACGAAATGCGGCGCTCTTGGCGAAGCCGCCCACCTTGAGACGGACGACTAGGCGCGCGGTGCGATGCCTTGCCGGTGATAGAGCCACTTGGCAGGACTGCCCTCGCGGATCACGCGGCCTTGCGCGGCAAGCTCAACAAGCGCGTTCCTGACCCGTGATGGGTGACCACATGCCAAGGATGCGCCAAACCGCGCGATGTCCGACAGCGACGTCCGTCGGTGTGACAGCCTCGACGGCGGCGAGCGTGCTGTCGCTATAGCCCTTTTTCACTTGCGCACCCCCTCTTCGGCCGGCACGACCATGATCTTGAGGCCGAGCACCTGCAGCACCAAGTGCAGGCTCAGCGGTCCAAAACGCTTGGCGCCGCACTCGAGCTTGCCCTGATAGCCGTCGGGTAGGCCGGTGCGCGCGTCCATGGCGAGCTGGCGCAGCCCGAGCGCCTGGCGCCGGCGCTTGATGGCCGCGATCAGACCATCATAATCGTCGAACAAATCGACGCCGGTCGCGTGACGTTTTACGTGACGCTGCAGGGTCTTTTGTTTCCGTCGCCACCGGCGGTTTCGCGCGGCTGTCTTGGCTCGGCGCCTAGCAATCTTCACCTCATCCATATCGCCAGTCTGCGGCATGGCCATCACGCCTCCCATGTCGCGATCAGGATCAGCACCAGCGGCGCCAGGTAGACCATTAGCGCGAGAGCCTGAAAAGCGGTCACGACTGCGCATCCTCGTTCGCCTCAGCGATGACAGCGTCGATGGCCAGCCGCGCGCGAAGCTGTTCCTGCAGGGAGCGCAGCCGCTTCCAGTAGTTGTCGGGCATGGTGCCGTGATGCTCGGTCGCGTCGGCTATGAGCGCGTCGATGCGCACGGCCTCGGCGCCGATCTCGCGCAGCAGCTCGGCCGCGGTCGCCATCAGCCGCTGCCCGCCTTGCGGAAGCTGCCGGTGCGCTCCGGCGCGTCGGGGATCGTGTCAAGGATGTTTGAGGGCAGTCCCAGGGCCACGGCCTTGGCCTCGAGGCCAGCCACTGCGGCCCGATGCTGCGTCGCCGCCGTCTTGGCGCCCAGGTCAGCCTTGAACTGGTCGACCATAGCCGCAACGCGCTGCTTGCTTTCCTCGCTCGGCATGTCTTCCGGTGGCGCCGCGAGGTCGATCAACTCGAGGTCGATGAGATCCTGTTTGACCGGCTTGACGACTTCGCGCACGAGATCGGAAAACTCGATGGGACCGGGACCCCACGGCCGCCCAAAGGGCGTGGAGCCGGCAACGATGCGCCGCCTAGCCTCCGCCACTGCCCATGCCGGCAAACCATCCAGCGCCTCAAAGTATGTTTCGGCGCGCAAATCAGCGGAAACCTGGTCCTGCCCCTGCTGCGGGAAGGCCGTCACCAGCCGCGCCAGCTCGACAGCCTTCGCCTTGTCGTCAGTTGCGCCGCAGGACAGGCGGGATTTCAAGATCGAGATATGGCCCTTGATCGTGCGGCGCTCGCTCTCGCTGAGCTTCCGGTTGCCCATCAGAATCGGCTTGCCGCCCGCTGATCCCAGCGCGCTTCTCAACCGCGCGAGCGATGGATCGGAGAACGGTTTGACTGGCTGGTTCAGGTCGACCTGAGCGATCTGGTGCAGCACGGCCCATGTCCTTCGGTTTCAAACTGGCTTCGATGTACGCGATCGGGTCGGCCTGCCGGTCGATGCGGCAGTCGTCGATCAGGCGATTGAGCTTGCGGCAGTCGTCATCGGCGCGCTTCAACCAGCGACCGAGCAGCGGACGAAGCTGCCCTTGGGTTCGGCCGGTCAGCGTGACAAGCGTTTGCAGACCATCCCGGAACAGCTTGGTCCGCTCGTCGGGAGGATCACCCGAAGGCGCGTCAGCGCCCGAAGCTTTAGCTTCGGAACCTTCCTTACTTGGTGAAGGTGAAGGTAGCCCGCGCGCCCGCGGTAACTGCGATTGCTCTGCGTTTCGCAGGTCATTCGTATGCGATTGCTCTGCGATTGGCAGATGCTTCGCATAGCGAGCGGATGCGGCTGTCTTGCCGGCGGCACTGCGCTTGCTGATCGTCTCGCTTGCCTTTGCCAGCTCGAAATCGATGCGCTTGTGATGCCAATCGGATTCGAACAATGCGGCAAGCGTCGGCTCGATCTTGTTCCAATCCGAGGGCTTCATACGGGCGATTCTGGCGAGCTTGTCCGGGGTGTTTGGAAGCCCGTTGTTCTGCCAGTAGTGCATGATCAGCAGCAGGTAGGCGCCGTGCTCGATGGTGCTCAGGTGTCCGGTGTCGGCGAGATAGTCGGCGACGTAGAGTGGCATCCACGCTGGCGCAGTCATCACAGCCTCCAGTGGCGCCCGGCCTTGGCGGCCCGAACGCGACGACGGGGTCGAATGAACGACGCCGGGGCCACTGAAGATGTGAATCTCTTGCGTCGCGCAACCGTCCGCCAAGGACGGCCTACACCGGCAGGATGATCGGGTTGCGCTGGTCCGCAACGCACTGCCCTCATGGCCGCGCATCCCGCTGCAGGCGGATCGACTTGCCGTTGTGCCGGATGGCCTTCATCCGCGCGCCGTTGGGTGTGGCGCCCGGCACGATCGTCTTGACCGCGCCGGTCGGTGCCAGGCAGTAGGTGAAGCCGGCGCTCGAGACACTGGTCGCGCCGCATTTGACCGCGGGCCCGACGATGGCGACGATCTCGGCGCGCAGAACATCGAGGTCGACGCCCTTCACGCGCTCGATATATCGAAGCAAGCAATGGTCGGTGACAATGGCGGCCTTCATTGCCCACGCTCCCGGTCGAGGGCCGAGCGGCCGGGCAATGGGTCGCCCAGGATGTGCCCTGAGACGCTTCGGGTGTCTTCGGGCACTTCCGCCAGCCGCGCATCGACGTCGGCGTCAGCGGGCACGCTGCGGGCCGCCCAGCGGCTAATCATGGAAGGGTGCTTGAGCGCGGCCACGGCGCGCGCGTGATTGATTTTGCGCCGCTCCTCGATGGTCATCTTGCCGGCAAGCCGGGCGGCGATGCGGTCGCGGATGCCGTCGGGGTCGATGTGCTTCACTACGCCCCCCACAGCGCGTGGGCGTACATGCCGATCAGGATCGCCTCGGCGCGGCCGTGATCCATCTTGCGGCGAAGCAAGCCGGCAAGATCCGGGCAGAGGTCGAGAGCCTTCTGGCGGCTCGCCTCCTTGTCCTTGCCGATGAGCTTGAAATGGCGCTTCCATGCCGACGGCTCGACGAGCTCGACGGCGATCCCAAGCACCGCGGGCACCGCCAGCGCGGCGCCGTAGGCCATGCCGAATCGGAACATCGAGGCGACGCCCTGCTTGGGCATCGCGCCGACGCGCTCGACGACGGCGAGTTCGGGCACGGCGTTGTGGACGTAGCCGCGCAGCACGGAAGCAGCGACGCGCCGGCCGGCTCCCTCGCCGCTCACCGGCATGTCGCCGCAGCTTTCGGCGCGGCCGTCGACGATGACCGCCCAGGCGCCCGACAGGCCGGGGTCGATGGAGATGATCCGCATGGTTAGGGCGCCCCACCGAGCGCCAGCGACGTGCGCGTGCCGTTCTTCTCAAAGGCGACGACGACGCCCTTCGCCTTCTCTTCCTCGGTCGGTTCGACGGGCTTCCCGAACGCCTTGGTGGCAATCACGAGCGGCGACTTGCTCCGCGCTTTCTTCGCCTTCTTGCGCTCTTCGGCGCGGGTCAGAGCCGCCGCCGTCGCGGCTTCGCCGAGCGGCAGGTCGGAGAGCATGCCGAGCGCGTGCATGTAGAGATCGCGAACCGCTTCCTGCTCTTCGCGCTTGGCGCGGTCGACGGAGCGCAGCTTGACGACTTCGCGAATGCGGGCGGTGTCGAAGCCGCTGGACTTCGCCTCGGCGTAGATTTCGGCGATGTCGTCGGAAATCTGTTGCCTGTCGGCGGTCAGCGTTTCGACGCGGCCGACAATCGACTTCAACTGTTCCTTGGCATTCGCGCCAAGGGCAACGGTGCTTGTCCCGTCTGCTGCCATGTCCGTTCTCCTCAGTGGCGATTGCGGCGCCTGGCCGCGTTGATCTCGCGGTCGGCCTTGCCCAGGCCGGCGAGCATGCAGTTCAGCGAAAGCAGGAATCGGCTTGTGCGCCGAAGGCCCGCGCTCTTGGCGCAGGCGGCAAGTGCTAGGAGCACTGCGTTCTCCCCGTTGTCCCCGTCCGTCGATGTGCCGCATCTCGGGTAGGGGAGCGCCGGCTATCGGCCGGCGTCGTACTCAGTCGTCCAGTTCGTCGAGCTGACGACGCAGTTCCGCGCGCTTCGCAGCGCGCTCAAATTCCTGGTGCCATGCCGTCTGCCGCGACGGCGGAAGGTCGGCAATGATCGCCTGCAGGAAGGCCGGCCCGGCGTCCGATTGCAGCAGCCGCACCAGCGCGTTGCCGTTCATCGAGCGGTCGCCGGCCAGATAATTTTCCGCCGTGCGCACCGAGACGCCGGCGCGGTCCGCAAGTTCGACGGCCACCTTGTTGCGCCACAACTCGCGGGCTTTCGCGGCGATGAAGGCAATCGGCCGAACGATCGACGTGTTTCGGCCCGCCGTTCTTTCGCCGACCAGATTTGCGGCAGTGCCGGCAACCGTGTCTGTTGAACTCATGACCGAACTCCATCGAACTGACGGCAAGGGAGGACGCGCAGCGCTGGCCGTGCCCGCGCCCTCCCTGCCCCACGGGCGCTCTGGCCCGCCGCATGAAGGCCCCGACGGGCCAGGTCGCCGCATGTCGCAGCGGCGCGCAGATGCAAACAATTCGATATGTCAATTCCCACAGGCCGGTGCCCGGGGGACAACCACCGACGATTGTGGAAAACTGGTAATTTTGACAGGGATCGGCAGACGCGGCGCGCCGCCGGCTTATCATCCATCGTGGGGACGGGCGGGCGATAGCTGCGGAGGAAATCATGCGGCGAACGCATCTGCGCGTCGTGGGTGGCCGCGATCATGCCGCGCTCGCTTCGGCCGACGACCCGGCTGTCCGCACGGGCATCCTGGATGCGATCTCATCGACCGAAACGGCGCCGCCAGTTTCCCGGCTCATTCGCAAGGCGAGGTCGAGAGAGGGGCGTTTCTTGCCGGCCAGAAGATCGGACAGGTGCGATTCGGAGCACTCGACCGATCGCGCGAACTGCGCCTGCGATGAATTGGCGTCAATCCACGCCTTCAGAGGATGCGGTGCGATCATGCCCGCGAACTTAGCTACAGGCGAAGCTGTTCGTCAACATCTTTCTTCGCTAGAGGCGAATGCCGGTTCCCCGTCGCCCGGTCAAGTATGGGGAATGCCGAAACCCCTACGACTTGACCGGCACCGCCGGCCCCCGGAGCTCCATATCGGACAATGGCTGACCAGGCTCGGCGTGAAGCCGGTCGAGCTGGCGCGAGAGGTCGAGATTACCGAATCATACGTCTCGGAATTGATCTCGAACCGGAAAAAGAACCCATCTTTCAACGTTTTAAGCGATATTGCCGATTATCTTGGCGTCCCGCTGGACGCCTTGCGCCGGCCGCCGCCGTCGGTCGAAGCGATAGATGCCGTCGGCGGGCTTCCCCCGGCCACGATTGAACGGATGAAGGCTCGAAATCGACGCTGAAACGATGGCGTTTCGCCGATTCCGCACGACACCCTGACAAAATATTCGCTGGTAGCGAAGAAAACTATTGACTTGTCACTTCGCTGACAGCTAACCTCCCTCCCACGCTTCAGGAGGGACCGATGCACTTTCCATCCGATCAACTGGCCCTGCCGGTCATCGAGCGACGGGCCGAGATACCGGCCGGGGCGGTGTTCGCTCACGCCGGCCGCTCGCTCATCGTCCGCCGCGTTTGCGGCACCGACGCTGCCGCTCCCGTCATTGCCGAGGAGCTTTCCGCGGTCGGCAAGGCGCTCGCCGGACAACTGGCGCTGTGGTCGGCCAACAGCGTGTTGCGCTGCATGGCGGTGCGCACATGACCGCCATCGACATCACCCTGCGCGATCTCGGCGCCACCTTCGTCCGCTGGCAGCGTGCGTGCGACGACCAAGCCGCGCGCACCATTCCCGTCGTCGTGAAGGCCGGCGCCCGCATCATGGTCGCCGAGCCCTGGCGTCTTGGCCGGCTGCTCCACGATCACGACACGCGCCCGCTTGAGGTGCTGCTGCACGAGTGCCGCGTCAGAATCGCCGGCGAGGTCACGCGCGGCCGCGAAGGCCACTGGACGTTCGACCTCAACCGGCTGCTGGCGCTGCGCGAAGCCGAACTGGCGCTGCGCTTCATGCGGAGGTTCGGCGAATGACCTACGAGGACTTCCGATTATTCGCTCTGGCGATCTTTGGCATTGTCGCCTCCGTTGAAAGCGGCCGGCGTTACGGATGGGGAACGGCAGTTCTCCTCCTGGGCATCTATCTCAATGGCGTGTGGCTCGTTCACGAGACGGTGCCGCAATGACCGTCCTCGCCCAACTCCGCCATGGCGCGCTGTGCGGCCTGCTCTTCGCCGCCATCGTCGTCACCATCCTTGAGGTTCTTCCATGATCGTCTGGTTCGTCGCCGGCATTGGCATCGGCGCCCTGCTGTTCTTTGCCGGCTTCGGCTGGGGGCAGGCATGGGAGCAGCGCAAGAAGCTGGATCGCGCGTTCACGCTGACCCACTGGCCTCACAGCGACTATGCCGCCCGCCGCGCCGTCGAGGGCGACGAGGACTATGAGCCCGACGCGCCCGGCCGCTGGCCGATCAGCCCGTGGATGGGAGGGGGACGCTCAAGATCACTTGGCGTGGCGGGGCGTCGGCATGGTTCGGCAGGGCTGGGCATGGCTTGGTGAGGCAAGGTTTTTCGACGAGGAGGCGGTGAATGCTTAAGCGCGTGAGCGAAAGGACGAACGGCGGCAAAGAGGCGATCGATGCCGGTGCGCCGTACACGATTTCAGTGACCATCGAGGGGGCGGCCGACATCATGTTCCACCGTTGGAACAGCGAGTCGGTGGATGAAAAAGCGCGGGCCGCGAAAGGTTCGAAGGCCAAAAAATCCGACGACATCGAGTCCTACGTCTATCGGAACGACAAGGGCGAGATTTCCCTGCCGGGCGAGTACCTGCGCATGGCGATCATCGGCGCCGCGAAGTACCGGCAGGATCCGCGCTCGCCACGGAAGTCGGCGATGGATCTCTACAAGGCTGGCGTCGTCGCGCTGACGCCTCTCGCCAGTCTCGGATCGAAGGAATGGGACTACCTCGACACACGCCGCGTGATGATCCAGCGCAACGGCATCAACCGCACGCGGCCGGCGATGAAGGCGGGGTGGCAAGCGACCTTCGAACTGCTCATCAACCTGCCCGAATACATCGACCGCAATTCTCTGCGCGAGACCATCGAGTCCGCCGGTCGGCTGATCGGCCTAGGTGATTTCCGTCCGACCTTCGGGCGGTTTGGGATCGTCGCTTTCGAATAGGGGCAAGGCGTGACGCGGTTGGGTACGGCGTGACAGGGCGAGCCGCGGCTGGGCGCGGTGCGGTTTGGACCGGCATGGTGCGGTTTGGCGAGGTGTGGTGAGGTTTTTCACATGATGCAGAAGATCGAACAGCCGGGCATCTACGTCGACTTCGACATCGCGGCCTACATGGCTGACCCGTGTCCCGAGCCGTCGTTGTCGCAGACGATCGCCAAAGTTTTGATCGAGCGCAGCCCGGCGCACGCCGCGGCCACGCACCCGAGACTGGCGCCGCCTCCCGAGGACGACGATGAGGCAGAAAAATATATCGTCGCTCGCGCGATCGGCGATGCGGCTCATCGCTTCATGATCGGCCGCGGCAAGGACATCGCCGTCGGGGAGTTCAACAGTTGGCGCGGCAAGGATGCAGCCGCGTTCAAGACCGATGCGCTCGCCGCCGGCAGGACGCCGATCCTCGACAAGCACATGGTCCGCGCGACGCGGATGGTTCATGCGGCACACGATCAAATCGAGGCGGCCGGTTGGTTTGATGCCTTCCACCCCGATAACGGCCACGGCGAGGTCGTCATCGCCTGGCAGGAGGACGGCCTGTGGTTCCGCTCGATGGTCGACTGGATGGTCAGCCCGACGCTGGCCTACGACTACAAGTCGACGAGCCTGTCCTGCGCGCCGCACGCTGTCGGCAAGCTGATGGCGGACGCCGGCTGGGACGTGCAGGCCGCCTTTCAGGAGCGCGGGCTTGACGTGCTGGATCCCGACGGGCGCGGCCGGCGCACCTTCCGCTTCATCGCCCAGGAGAACGAGCCGCCCTACGCGCTGACGCCGGTCGAACTCACCGAGGCGGTGCTGACCATCGGCCGCAAGAAGGTCGCCTACGCCGTCGCCATGTGGAAAACGTGCATGGCGACCGGGCTGTGGCTGGGCTACCCGTCCGAAATCTGCCGGCCGGAAATGCCCGGCTACAAGGAAACGCAGTGGCTCAATCGCGAGATCGAGGAGGCTGACCGGCCGCGCAACCCGAAGCTCGCCTACAGCCTCATGGGCGGCTAGGGGAGATTTTTGCAATGGATACCGCACACCTGACGATGGTTCGCAGCGAAGCCCGCGAGCTTTACGAGAAGTACCAGGGCGCCATGCACTACGGCGAAGGCATCGACCGGGAGATTGCCCGCTGCTATCGCCTGCTCGGTCAGGGCAAGCTCATCATCAAGGCGTTGGAGAGCATCAAGAACGCCGGCCTGAACGACGAAGGCTTGCCGAAGCTTGCCATGCTCCGCGCCGACGCTAAGGAATGCTGGCTGGAAATGTGGATGAACGGCTCCGCTCATTTCCGGTCGTGGGAGAACCGATGGAGCCGAAAGAGCGTGAACAAGAGCCAGGTCAACCTTCCGGCAGCCACGTTCCCTCCGCGCCTTTCTCACCTCAGCAACCGCAAGGCCATCGTGCCCATCGTCCCGCTTCACCTTCGCCCGAAGCACAAGATGTCGAACTATCACATCCTTTGGGAGGCCGACTGGCGCATCGTGCCCCGCGACCCCTATTTGCTTCGCCGGCTCGGCAAGGGTGACTTGTGGCTGGTCGTCGCGATGTGGGATTTGACTGAAGTGGAGCGTGCGGCGTTGCAGGCGCGGGTATGAACGCGCCCGCCCGCTTCGAGTTCAAGCCCGCCGTTCGCGACCGCGTGGCGCTGCTGATCGCCCTGGCCGGCGCCTCCGGCTCCGGCAAGACGCTGTCGGCGCTGCTGATGGCGCGCGGCCTTGCCGATGGCGACGACAGCCAGATTGCGGTTATCGACACCGAGGCGCGCCGCGCGCTTCACTACGCCGTCGCTCCCGGCGAGAACCCGGCAGCCAATCGCTTCGCTTTCCGTCACGGCGAACTGCGCGCGCCGTTCACCCCGGAAGCCTACGCCGACGGCATCATGGCGGCCGACGAGAGCGGCGCTGCCGTGATCGTGGTCGATTCGGTATCGCATTCCTGGGAGGGCGAAGGTGGCCTGCAGGAGATCCACGACGACCTGGTGCGGGCCGCCGTCGAGAAGGCTCGTGAGAACCACAATCAGAACTGGGGACCGTTCGACGAAAGCAAGGCGGCCGACAAGGCATCGGTCGGCGCTTGGCGCGAGCCGAAGGCGCGCAACAAGCGCTTCGTCAACCGCCTGCTGCAATGCCGCGCGCACCTGATCCTGTGCCTGCGCGCCGACGAGAAGATCCGCATCGAGAAGGTCAAGGAGACCGGCAAGGGCGGAAAGGAATATGAGCGCACGGTGATCGTGCAGCCGAAGGACATGCCGCCGGCCGAGCGCTGGGTGCCGATCTGCGAGAAGCGGTTCATGTACGAGATGACGCTGTCGCTGCTGCTGACGCCGCTCGATCCCGGCAAGCCGATTCCGATCAAGCTGCAGGCGCAGCATCGCGACGCCGTTCCGGTCGACCGCCCGCTGTCGGAACAATCCGGCCGCGACCTTGCCGCATGGGCCAAGGGCGGCGCAGCCAACCCCGCCCCCGCGGGGCCAGCCGGGGGAGCCGCGGCCGATCGTGGTCCCTCCACCGAAGAAGCGAGCGACTTCCCCGGCGACGCAGCCGAGACCCCGGACGCCGCCACGACTCGCCTCGAGCAGATCGCCCGCGACGAGGGCATGGTCGCGCTCGGTGCGGCGTGGGGCGCACTCGGCGAAGGCACACGCAAATCGATCGGCAAGCACGGCCTCGAAAGGCTGAAGGAAATCGCAGCGGGGAGCGCGCCATGACCGTCGATCGCTGGCTTGCCTTGATCTACTTCTTCGGCTCCTGCGCGACAATCATCATCGTCGCGCAGATCATTTGGGGGCAGTGAGATGCCCGACGCAGGATGACCGCCCGCGCTCCGGTGGCCGACACCCTCTACAAGAGCGACGTCGAGATCGCCCGCGAACTCGGGGTGCCGCCGGCGAAGTGGCGCGCGAATGCCGTCGTGCTCGAGCGCCGCGGTCTCCCGCCGCCCGATCCGATGTTCGACGGCAAGAGGTACTGGCCGGCGGTGAAAGCCTTCCTTGACCGCCGCAATGGCCTGGGAGCAGCATTGGCGCCGGCCTTCGCGCCGGACGGCGAAGAACACTTCGGGGACAAGCGAGATGGCAGACGGATTCCAAAGGCGGCAACGGGCTGACGGTGCCTTTGCCCACTATTGGGTTGCCTTGGCGGTGAGCCGCAAGGCGGCCGACTACCCGGTCAAGACAAGGCGTCTCAGCGACGACGAGGACGAGGCGCGGAACCAATGCCGCATCCTGGCCGCCGAGCTGCGGGAATGGCTTGGAGGGCAGAAGCCGGCGCCGACCTTCGACGGCACTGTGGCCAGCCTCGCCGGCGTCTATACCCACGACGAGGATTCGCCCTATCGCGCGATCAAGGCCAACACCCGCCGACAATACGACGACAGCCTGGCCGTCATCACGTCACTGGTCGGCGCCCGCCGCGTCGATGCGCTGACACGCAAGGACTTCATTCGCTGGCACCGCGAGTTTCGTTTCCCCGACGGGCCCGACGGCCCCGACCGCCTGCGCCGCGCGCACCATGCCATGAAGCTCGTCCGCATCCTCGTCAACTTCGGCGCCTCGATGCGCTTTCCAGGCTGTGCCGAAGCCGCGATGGTACTGTCGCGGATGCGTTTCGAGATCCCGGCGCCGCGGCGCTCGCAGCTTTTGTTCGCCCAGGCGTCGGCCATCGTCGACGCAGCGATTGCGGGCAGGCGCCCGTCGATCGCTCTGGCCCAGGCGTTGCAGTTCGAACTCATGCTGCGCCAGAAGGACGTGATCGGCGAGTGGGTCTACATGCCCGGCGGCGCGGCCGGCATCGCGTCCGGTGGCTGGCAGTGGATGAACGGCTTGCTGTGGTCGGACATTTCGGCCGACGGCGTGCTGACGAAGCGCACGACAAAGACGGGGGCAATCGGCGAGTGGCGCCTGGCGCTCTATCCTCTGGTGCAGCGGGCGCTCGCCTGCTTCCCGCCCGAGAAGCGCATCGGCCCGATGATCGTCAGCGAATCCACGGGCCTGCCCTACCGCGCCGACGACCACCGGATCAAGTGGCGCGGGTTTGCGACAGCGGCAGGCGTGCCGGTCGATGTGTGGAACATGGACAGCCGCGCGGGCGGGATCACTGAGGGGGCCGACGCTGGAGCGACCATCGAAGACTTGCGCAGGTCGGCGACTCATTCGGATGGAAAGATGACGGCCCGCTATATCCGCAGCTCAGAGAAGGCGACGAGCACCGTGGCGACGCTCAGGGTGGCGAGCAGGAAGAACGATACCCCGTAGCAACGTCGGCGTTAGTTATCAATGGCTTGGCCAAGCTTGGGAAGCTGCCGTTCTGCCATTGAACTACACCCGCATTGCTTGGGGTTCAGCTTAGCGCGTTGCGACGCCCATTGCTACGCTCGTTGCGCACTTTGTTCCCGGCGCGTTTCAGCGTAGGCGATTTTCAACGGGGCGCTCCTAATTCGTTAAGGCGAGCGCCCGCAAGGCGCGGACGATCAGATCGCGGTTGGCAACAGAAATTGTGAGCGACACGCTCTCAAGAGATTCATGGATTGACGGAAACCCGATTGCGAATGATTTTGCTTCGGCGATCTCGTCAGCGAGTTCCGAGGGGTCGCTGGCGCATCCGCGTGTTGTCGCGGCCTCTGCTGGCTCTACAAGAACCAGCCTGCGGAAAACCTCTGCGTCGTCCATCGGGCGCTCCTTTATTTTGCGATGCCAATCGCGACCTTCGCCGCATGACGGCGATCCCACTCGGCCTGCGGGATGGACTGCACACGGGTAAACTCTCTCGTCGCCTCGGCCTCTGCATCGATGCCAATGGCCTTCGCGAGCAGTTCGAGCGTGCAGAGCGATTGCCCCAGCTCCCTGCCCACCTCGCCGGTCGGCCTGGAGCAGACGCGAGTGACAATGGCCCCGAGGGTAGCGGCCGATAAATCAAGCGCATGTCCGAGTTCGGCGGCCTCCTCAAAGAAGCGCATAGCGCGCTCCTGCGGATCAAGTGCAACGTCGCCGAAGGTGCGATGTGCCCACTCAAGAAACCGCGTCGGGCGATCAATCTGCATATCCATTTCGGCTCCTATTCCGTCAGGACGGTGCCAAACTGGCTCGGCTGATTTTCCGGGTCGAACACGGCCTGAAGCGTCGCGGCGGCCTCATCACAGGCTTGGCGCGACACCTTGACGAACACGCCATCTTCATCGGCCTGCGTGTAGTCGCGCAGTGCCTCAATCAGTTTTTTGATGTCCTTGTCCATTTCCAGTCTCCTAAGTTTTCAGAGGATAGCCGCGGGCATCGCGCTTGCGGCCGTCGCTCTTGGTCAGCATTGCAGCCGCGACGCTATCGCCGCAGAAGTCGATGCTACTATCCGCGTTCGCATACTTCTGGAACCACGGGTCTAGGTTTCTCCCGACCGGCTTGACGACCACCGTGGGCGTTCCACCAAGCACATCGGGCGAATAGGTCAGTTCGTTCTCTTTGAAGGAGACAATCTCCCACTCGCCATTCGAGTCGGTGAAGTGATCGCCGACCTTCGCCTCGATGGCACCGGACGAGCATCGCAATTCCATCGGGCGCTCCTAATCCGTTAACGGTCGGCAACTGACGACGAAGGCACCCTTCGGGCCGCCAACCGCTACAACGCGGTTCATGTAGAGGCAGTGGTCCAGCGTCACGGTGTCCTCGATGCGCCACGCCTCTTTGAGCGCACCGTTTCCATCAGGCACCCAGCAGGTGATGAGCATCGCGACCAAGCCTGTCATTGTCATACCTGCCATCGGCCAGTCTCCTAATCGTCTTTGAGTAGACCGCGCGATCTCGCGATCAGCGGCAGTTTCTCCAGGCACCATGTCCTGCCCGGCATCGGCTTGATGGCGAGCCGCTTAATGGCTTCCTTGCGCTCGCGCCAGTTCCGATACTTCTTGCTTTCCAGAACGCGGAGCAGGTCGCGCAGGTCTGTGTCGCTGTAGAAGTCAGATAGGGGCTGCGAGCCCTTCCGGCCATTCAAGACGGACTTGGCACCCTGGGCGAGCCGCCGGCACACGTCATCGCCCTCAGCCGCCATGCTGACCCAGGACTTCAGCGAGTTGCGGCTCTTGTTGTCGGTGATCGAGCAGCCGCGCTTGTGGATCGCCACCTTCACGGCCACCATCTCGTCAACCCGGTTTGACTTTCGACCTTTCTGCTCGGCCAGAAGGCCAGCCGACACGACCAGGGCAATGCGCGGCGGGCGCATCTGCTTCACGAAGTTTTCAAAGTCTGCCGCGACCTTGCAGACATAGACCTCAGCCGGCTCGAACCGTGCGAGCAGTTTGCGTTGCTCCGCTTCGGACAGGTTGCGCACCGGCTGAATGAGGGCGCGATATTCGGGTTTCTCTGCCATTTCCCGGACATCGTAAATCAGGGGTGGACAAATGGCAAGAGGGCGCTTAGATTCTTCTCATGACGATCCGCACAACCTTCCTGGACCCGGACAATCGGCGCTACGCGAAGACCGATCTGTTCTGCTGCCGCTGTAACAAGGACATCAAGGGTTCGCACCGGATCGTTCACCTCGTCGCCGGCGGCGCCCAGGTGCTTCATCCCGACGATGAGCTTGCCTACGTGTCAGACGGTGGCGACCTTGGAGCCCAGGCGATCGGACCGGACTGCGCCCGCAAGCTCGGCCTCGAATGGTCACGCCCAGCCTGAGAAGGAAACGCCCGATGGCAGATACAACCGGGAAAGAGCCGTGGCAGAATGATGCTGAGAAGTGGACCTCACCACCAGTCGGTGGTGCGCAGACGGCGTACTCCTCGTATCGCGGGGGATTTCGCCAGGGAGCACCCGCACCGCCCCATTGGGACGATCTGGAGCCGTGGGTTCGTGACGCACTCAAGGCCGCCTACCTGCAAGGGGTGCTGAACGGCGCGCACAATTCCGGTCTCGACGAAGCCCTCAACTCCGGCGACGGCACGTACCGTCCCTAACCTGTAGGATCACGCCGGTGACGAAGCCGAACGAGATCGATGGTTGGCTGCACAGCCTCACTTGCCCACTTGTCGTCTCGGGTGGTGCGGATCAATGCGACTGCCATCCGGTCGATATGTCGAAGGCAATGTGCGGCGCCGACATGTTGCGGATCTTCAAGCCGCTTCCGCCGGAAGAAGCTGCTGCGTTGCGGGACATGCTGGATTTGACGGAGTAGGCCCTGTCCACCTACGCCGCCACCAGCCGCGCTGACGGCCGCGAGATCACGATCGAGGCCAACAACCAGAACGAGGCCATAGTGATCTGCCGGACGAACCACTGGCGCTATGACGGACAGCTTCGCCACCCGCTGGATCAAGGCGAACTGTTCGCCGAACTGCGTCGTCACGGGCTGCTCTAGCCGCCAGCCTAGAACGACGAAAAGCCCCGCGCCGGAGCGCGGGGCCTGGAAACGTCGGATTGAGAAGACGGGCTAGGGCTGCTCGTTCAGATCGCAAGCCACCTCGCCGGCGCACGCCGAGTATCCCACCATGTCGACCGAGTCTTCCGGATTGAAAGCGCCATGCTGCGTGCGCGCGATCTTCAGCAACACCATCATGTGGGCGTGATCGACGATCGTCAGGGGGGCGGCGGGGTCGCGGCGGATCTGGAGATAGGCGTTCCACAACGTCACGATGTTTTCGAAGTTCTTGCGTTTCGTTCCGTGCTGGACCTCGCGATCGCCACCAACGAGGTCGGCGGCGCGCTCGGTCAGGACGGGAGCAACCGCACTTTCGATCACTGGACCGTAGTTCAGTCCTGTGATCGCAAACGCGAAGAGCAGGACAAATGCGAGGAACAAGCGCAACATCATCCGCCTCCGGTTAGTTTCAATCCGCCGGTCAGGGCGAAATTTAGAAATGCCAGGATCACGGCTCCGCCGATGGTTATTGCCAGCCACCTGAATATGGACTTGATGTCGCTTACTTCGCGCTCAAGCGTCTTGAGCCGCTCATCGATACGGGCAAGCGTAATGCGCTCACTTTCGTCGTCCGTAGCGATTGGTGCCATTCATGCCCCCGTGTCAGCCGTTCTATGTGTCATGGGATTCGCGGTTAAGGCGCATGACCTGTAAGCTTCCTCCGCCCATGTGTGGGTGCGGGGGTGGCGTTCGGCATCCTAGGGCCGGGCGTCATGCGTAGTTCACAGCTACGTAGTGCGGCTGTTAGCGCAGCCGTGCCCCTCGCCTTACTTGCCGAGGGACTTGATCTTGTCGGCAAGGCCGCCGGCGCCCGGCCCCGCCCGCAGCACGATCGGCCCGGCACCGAGGCAGAAGGCGAGCAGCAGGTAGGCCCATTCAACCGTTGCGCCGCTCGACGGCCAGTCGCCGGCCTTACCGTGGGTCAGATAGAGTAGGGCCGAGATGCCGAACTGGTGCCACACCAGGACGAATAGTTCGACCAGAACCACGGTCGCCCACACCCGCGCCATCAGCTTGTTGTGGCCGATGGTCTCCATGGCGCTGGCGTAGGTCTTGGCGATCGCCTCGGCGTCGGCGACCGAGATCTTGGTAAAGGCGTCGAGGACGGCCTTCTTGACCCCGGCCTCCAGTTCTTCGCGCGTGATCTGCTTGTTGAGGTACTGCTCGGCAAGCTTGGTCACGTCGGGGATGAGGTGTGGCAGGATCAGCGGGGCGACTGCCATAAGGGCTGCGAGCATCAGACCTTCTCCCCGGCGGTCTTGCTGACGACGGCAGCGGGCACGTCGGCCGCCTTCGTGATGGTGACCGTGCCGGCCGCCTTGTCCACCTCGACGGCGTCGGCGGTCTTGATCGGCAGCATGACCGTGCTGAGGTCGTCGGCGGTCTTGACGCCGAGGTCGTGCGGTTCGCGCGCGCGGCGGGCATACTCGGTCGCAAACCCCGCCAGCACCACAAGCAGCGGCCACCACTTCGCCAGGCCGAACGCATCGACGAGCTGCTTCAGAAGCGCCGGGTCGGTGAGCGACAATGCCGCAACGGCGGCGCCGATCAGCATCTGCAGCCGAGCCCAGAAGATCGATTCGCTGTCGTGGAACCAGACGCGTATCCTGTCCCAGAGGCTTTCCTTCGGGATGTCGCTCATGTTCGGTTTGTCCTTTTCAGGCTTGGGTGAAGACGCCATCCGTCAGCCAGCCATGCCAGTGCGGCTGGCCATCGTGGCCGTGAAGGAGGATCGACGGGCGGACGGTCGGCTTGTAGGTGAGACGGTTCCAACTCCATCCGCCGGGGCCGACGCTCACGCCACCAAGAGCTCCGCATCCGCATGGGCAGAAGAAGTTGAAGCCGGCCGGATGAAGGTCGCCGCTGTCGTAGAACTTCATGGCGCCAGGCAAAGCGAGTTGGTGACCGTCGGGAAACAGATCGTCGACCACGGTTGCCGCGACCGGCGCGGGGAGGCGGGCCTCAGCCATCGGCTTACGCCGCCGTCCGCTTGCGCAGGATGACGCCGCGATAGCGCCAAACGAGGTAGGCAACGAGGAGCACGGCGCCGATGGCCAGCCCCCATTCGAGCCCGGTGATGAGCGCGCTCCAGTCGATCTGGCCGCCCTGCTGAGCGGCCTCAGCGCCGCCGCCAGCGGCAGCGCCTCCGGCCGTGGTGGCAGTGCCCGCCTGGCCGGCGGCCCTCGCCTCCACGGCCCGCGCCAGCGCCGCACGGGTGGCCGGCCCGACCTCGCCATCGACGATAAGGCCGTTCGCGCGCTGGAAGTTCATCACGGCGCCTTCGGTGAGCGAGCCCTTGCCGGCCTTGCCGTCGATCGCGCCCGTGTAGAGGCCGAGCGTGGTGAGCTGGATCTGATAGGCCTTCACGTCGGCGCTCGCGGTCGAGACCGAGGCGGCCCCGGTGCCGTAGTCGCCGCTCTCCATGAGCCGCGCCTCCGCCGCCCGGCGGCGCTTGAGCCCGGTGAGCGTCTTGCCCCCGGCGGTGACTGCGGTGGTGCGCAGCTTGGCGGCAGCCGTCGCGATCTGGCGACCGGCGAGCGCCGTCGCCCATTGCCACTTGAGCGCGCCCGGCCCGCAATTGAAGCTCATGTCGGTGGCGGTATCGAACTCGTGCTGCGCGATGCCGGTCCCGGCGAAGCGTTTGGCGACCGGCGGGGCGTATTCCGCCTCGATCAACTTGCCGAGCAGTAGGTCGCACTCGGCGTCGGTGATGATGTCGCCCATCTTGAGCCTGTGACCGCGCGTCTTCAGCCACCATTCGGCGAAGACCTTGGAGAGCCCGGTGAAGCCGATACCGATGGTCACCACGCCGCCGGAATCGCGATAGGCCTTGTGAACCTTGCCTTCGTGGCGCGCGGTGAACGGGATCAGCGCAGCCGAGGCCGTCGTGGTGTCGGTCATGGATTACCTCACTTGATTGCCTCGATCCGCACGTGGGCGACGCCAGCCTTCAGGCTGAGGCCGAGCGCACGGAAGGCGCCGCGCGACAGGTCGATGCCGTTGTTGGTCCATGCCGCCGGGCCGCGATCGTTGACCCGGCAGATGATCGAGCGGCCGGTCTTGAGATGCGTCACGCGAACGTTGTAGGGCTTGTGGCCGGCCCGGAAGCTCGGCAGGGCGCAGGTGAGCCCGTCCGGGTGAAAGGCTTCGCCGCTCGCCGTGACGCGCCCGCGCTCGTACCAGCTTGCCCGCACGACCGTGTCGGCGTTGCTCGGCAGCGTCATCCACAGGAAGAACCCGGCGAAGGCCAGCAGGAACGCCGCAACGGCGAACGCGGTGGCGATCCAGCCTGCGGTGGGGTGCCTGAGATGGCGTGCGCTCATGCCCGCAGCATCGTCCGCTGGCGCCGGGCGGCAACGCACCGCGCCGATCCAGCCCATAGGGGATGGACGCGGCGGGGAGGCCGTGCGCGGCATGGACATGCCTCGATTGTCAGGGTTTCAGAGCGCCCTAGCGCGCGATGGCAAGGGTTGCTACATTGCGCGGATGACTGGAGAAAACGATATGTGGATTGTCGATGTCCGTCTTGCGGAGCCGGGGTTTCCGCCCCGCAACGTCAGAACGCAGCTACCAGCACGGACGCCCGTCATCGCTTTGCGACGCGGATTAAAGGCGCTCGCTCAGCGCGGCGAGGAAATCCTAGAGGTGCAGGTCAGGCGACCCACGTCCCGGCCGGCGGCGTGAAGTTGGCGGTGTAGGGGCAGAGTCCCTTGACGATCCGCCAGCGCCGCGTGCTGCCGGCAAAGTACTTAGCTCGGTTTGCCACGCCAAAGACGGCGCCGATATTGGTCGCTGGATCGGCACTGGGCACTCCGATCGTCACCGACGCCGCTGCCGTCGTGACCGCGCCGGCGACGCTGGCGTAGAGCGTGGAGCCGCTGCGGCCGAAATAGATGTGCGTCGGCACGCCCAAGGTTATCGCGGCGGCGCTCGTGATCTGGTTGCCGGCAGACGCATCGAAGATGCCGCCCCATGCTTTTCGATTCTCATCGATCCCCATCCAGCAACCATTGTAATAGTTGCCATCATTGCCGTACCACCACATCATGTAGTGGTTGCCGGCCGACGGGGCGGCGGCAATGGTGACTTCGCATTCGATCCCGAAAGCGCCGCTGCCGAACTGGAAATCGGCGCTGTTCGACATGTCGAGCCAGTCGCCCGAGCCGTCCATGGCGAGCCAGCCGCCCGACACCGCGGCATTGCCGTGCGCCGTCAGCGTGCGCGCCGATGGCGAGATATCGGTGAGGCCGGTGTCGAAGTTGCAGGCGAGCTTCGCATAGGCGCCGATCGGTACGGGTGGCGCAGTTGCCCCCCGCCGCAGCAGCGCCCGTCCCGTCCCCACCGTCAGCAGCGGCATGGCAAGCAGAGGCGAACCGTCCGGGCGCACCAGTGCCGGCGGGGCGGGCTGGATGATGGCCGGCGGCGGAACGGCAAGGTCGAACATCAGACAGGCTTCTCTTCGATGGCTGCCGGCGCTGACGGCAGGGGTTCAGGCAGCGGCGCGGGCGCACGGGCTGCTTCCTTCGCCGCATCGACTTCGGCTTCCGATTCCGGCGTCACCAGCGTCTTGGCCTCGTTGTCCCACCACAGGAGCGGCTGAATGGCCTTGCCGTCGAGCGCGGTCATCACCTTCGCCTTGCGGCCTTCGTCCAGGCTCGCCAGCATGGCCTTGCGGCCTTTCGCCTGCGCATCGGCAAGCGCGCCGATGTCGCGGGTGTAGTGGACGACCGCGATGATAACGGCCTGCGCCTCGGCAAGCTGGGCGGCCGTCGCCGTGCCCGCCTCGACAGCATCGAACGAATTCTGGAACGCCGCCGCGTCGGCGAGCGTCATGGTGATCTTGGGCGTCATGAAGGTCTCCTAGTCCAGCAGGGCCGAAAAGTGGAAGTTGACGTCCCCCGTGCCCGCAAGATTGAGCGTGGCCGCCCCGCGCACGATGGCGACCGCATAAAGGTCGTCGGTGCCGCTTACCGCCTTGAAGGGGATCGTCGGCGGCGCGCTCGGGATCAGCGCCGCCGGGGTGCCGAGGTCGATGCGCGTGTTGAGCTGGATCACACCGATCAGGAAATGCTCATCGGCAACGTTCAGAGCAATCGCCCCGTTGTCGGTGAAGGTGGAGTTCGATGGATTGGTGCCGAAGATCAGCACATCGACGGTGACGCCCGCCGGGGTATCGACGTCGCACGTCATCATGCACCACGGCAGAACGCCGGTCTTGTCGACGGCGCGCGCCATGCCGTCGAGCGTCATCAGGCCGCCGAGCACGTCGTCGATGGAATAATCCGGCGAGGCCGAGACGGTCGGGGTGACGACGATGGACTTGGCCGATGCCCCGACTTCGCCTATGTGCGTTTCGCCAGCCGGGTTTGGAATGCCGTTTGTCGCGATTGCCCGCAGTTTGGCGCTGATCGATCCGCTGACGCTCGCTGCATCGGCGTTGGCGCCGAAGGGATCGGCGGGTACGGCGTCGACGTTCTGATGCGGCGTGTGGACACCGGTATTGTCGGTCGTCTTGACCGTTGCGTCGGCACCGGTACGGACGCCAAGATTATTTGCCATTGTCGATCACCACCACCAGAAGTTTTCGTCCCAGTCGCCGCCGGTCGTCGCGTTGACGCCAACAGCGACGAAGCTTGTTTGCGCCGAAAAAGTTGCGGCACCGAGGCCCGCCTTGATCCCGAGCGCGGCGAAAGCTGCCTCGGCGCCGAAAGGCGCGGCGCCCAATGCCTTTTTGATGCTGACGATCGTCAGGCTGGCGACCGCGCGGAACGTCGCGGCCGTGGCACCGCTGCCGGACGCCACGAAGGAAGCGAGCGCGGTCATGGGCGCACTGCCAAACGAACGCTTGAGCCCGGCGGCGGCGAAGCTGGCGGCAGCGCTGAAGGTGGCGGCACCGAGCCGCACGGTATAGGCGCCGACGACATAGGCCGCGCGCGCCCTGAACGTCACCGCGCCGAAGGATTTATGCAAGCCGGCCGCCGCGAACGACACAATGGTCTTGAAATCCGGGTGCCCGCCGATCAGCGCGAAGCCTTCCGCGACGAAGGTCACCACGCTCGAGAACGTCGCCTGCCAGATGCGCAGCGGCACATTGAACCCGCCGACGCGGAAGCGGCTGAGGCGCCCGCTTGCGGCGCGCTCGATGTCGCCTTGCGCGTCATTGCCGATCGAACCGCTGGCAGTGACGCCGCCGGCCGATCCGCCAACGTCGAGGAAAGGAACGCTGCCCTGGCCGATCTTGCGGTCCACCATGGCGCTACGCCGGGTCGGCGGCCTCGAAATAGGTGACGGTGGCTTGCACGACGTAGTTGCCCTGGGCGGCGAACGTCTCGCTGGTCACCTGGTGCTTGCCGCGGAAGGTGCCGGCCGTTTCTGCCGTCCACAGGCCAACCCATGCGACCGTCGCGGCTGGCACGTCAAAGGTGAGGTCGGAGGCGAGAACCCGCTTGCCGCCGGACGCCGCAGAGAATGTGCCCTGCTTGCGGGCATAGGCCGGCGTGCCGCCGGTGATCTCGCTGGTGCCGGTGGTGCCGGGGTCGGCGCTGTGCAAGGACAACCACGTCGCGTCGGCAACGGCAGCATCGAGCATGAGGTGCCTCATGCTCTCCATGAAGATGCCCATGTCAGGTCTCCGTGAACATCGACGGCTCGATCTGGGCCGGGCCGTAGAATTGGGTTGCGGTGGCTTCAGCAAGCGCCACTTCGCACTCGTGCCAGAAGCGGCCGGGCGCGAACGGGTCGGGGTCGGCCGGCGGCAGCGGGGCGCGGAACTGAATGCGAATGCGGCCGGCTGACGCCGATGTGACCGTGATGTCGCCGTAGTCGTTTGCGGTCAGCGAAAGCGTCGCCAGGCGTTCGCCGCCTCGCGTTTTCGAAATCGCCCAGCGGATATCGTCTCCGGTGAGCCCGGTCAGGTTGGCCGCCGCGCCGTCGAGCCCCTTGATCGTGGCGTCGACGGTCAACATCGAGTTGCGCTTGAAGCTGACGAGGTCGAGCGGGTCCATGGCGGCAAGGGTGGCCGCGCCGGCCTATCGCATCAACGCACCCATTCGGCGGTGCGTTGCCCGACAGGCTTCAGCCTTCGATCATCCGGGCCATGGGTGATCCGGTTTCCATGATGGTCGTGGCGGCTGGCGCGAGCACGGCGTCCGGCCTGTTCAGCGCCAGCGGCCAGGCGCAAGCAACCTCCTACCAGTCCGCCCAGGCGGCCGTTGCGGCGCGGCGCGGCAAGATCGCCGCAGCCGAAACCGACACCACGCTTCGCCAGAACCTTCAGGACACGATCGGCAACATCCGCGCGATCCGCGCCTCGGCCGGCATCGACCCCAACAGCCCGACGACGCAGGCGATCATCGCCAGCGAAAGCGCGAAATCCGAGCGCAGCCGCCGCATTCAGGTCGCCAACGCTGAAGCGCAGGTCGCCGCGGACGAATGGAGCTCGCGCACGCTCAGCAGGATTTCCGGCGATCAGTGGCTCTATGGCTCGCTCGGGGCGCTGGCCGGCGGCGCCGGATCCTTTGCCAAAATGGCGGCCTGAGCCGTGGTCGACCTTCCGTCCATCCAGCGCTCGACGGCAACCACCGATCAGTTGACCTGGCGCGTCTCCGGGGCCGACATCGCCGCGCCGTCGCGGGCGATCGCCGATGCTCTGGCGCAGGGCGGCGAGGCTCTGGCGAACTACGAGCAGGCGGCCGCGGCCCACACCTACACGACGCTGGCGCAGGAAATCCGCAACAAGGGCCAGCAGCTCGCGCAGGACGCAGGCAGCAACGCCGATGCGTTCAAAAAGAGTTGGGACGCCTATAGTTCTGACGTTCTGAAGAAGGCTCCGGGCAGCGCCCGCCGGCTGGTCGAAAACGACCTGTTCTCGGTCGGCGGCGAGTACCGTCGGCAGATTGTCGGTGACAACTACACGCGCGGCATCGCCAACGCCAAGACGTCGATCGAGACCGAGATCAAGCGAACGCAGGCGACGCTTCTCAACATGGCCGCGCACGGCCAGATGAGCGGTCCCGAGTTCGAGGCGGTGAACGAGAAGTTCGGCGCTCTCAATGCGCAGTTGACCGGCAATCCCGCCTTCAAGGTGTCGGCAGAATCGCAGAAGTTCGCCGCCGACCAGTTCCAGGCCCAACTCGTCACCGAATCGGTGCGCCACGAGGTCGAGACCAGGTTCCGCGATTCGCCGGCGGAAGCCGTCCGCTATGCCACCGAAAAGCTCGCCGACCCGGATCTCGGCCTCACCCCGGAGGAAAGCCGCAAGGCGATTGCCGACGCCACCGATTGGCTGACCAAGCTCTCCGCCGAGCAGATCGCCGACCGCACCGATTTCCGCGAGACGGCGCGCGACGTCATCGCCACGCTGACGGCGACCGACGCCTATGTCGCGCCGGAGGATATCGCGGTCCTCATCGCCCGTGGCAGCAACCTTCACGACCCGGCGACCGTCCGCCGCCTTCAGGATGCAGCCCGGCTCCGCGATCTCCGCACGACGTTCCGCGGCATGCCGGCCGGCCAGCAGAAACTCGACGCCTATACCGCCGCCACCGGCGCCCCGGCGACCGCCGCGCTTGCCGCGGTTCCCGACGCCTACCGCGGCACCGTGACCGACTCGGCCGCAAAGTATGGCGTGCCGGCCGGTTTGCTCGCCGCGCAGCTCCGGCAGGAATCGGGCTTCGATCCGAACGCGGTCAGCCCGAAGGGCGCCACCGGCATCGCGCAATTCATGCCGGCGACCGCTGTCGGCCTCGGCATCGATGCCACGGACCCGCAGCAGTCGATCGACGGCCAGGCCCGCATGATGAAGGCTTTGCTCGGCCACTACGCCGGCGACGTCCGGCTGGCGCTTGCCGGCTACAATTGGGGCCAGGGCAACGTCGACAAGTGGCTCGCGGCCGGCGGCAATCCGGCCGACATGCCGGAGGAAACGCGCAACTACATCGCCGCGATCATTGGGACCGGAACCAGCGGAAAGCCGGTTTCGCAATTCATGGCCGTGGCTGATCCGGCTGGATTAATCACCGCCGGCAACATCGACCTCTTGGCGCGGCCGCAAGTCCGCAACAGCGACGGCTCGGTCTCCACCGTCCGGTCGATGTCATTTAGCGAAGATGGCAAGGAAATCCTGATCCCGACCGTCTCGAATGATGGCCGCATTCTTTCGGATCAAGAGGCTATCGACGCCTACCACAAGACAGGCAAATTCCTCGGCATCTTCGACGACGCAAAGTCGGCAAATGCTTACGCCAAACAGCTTCACCAGCAACAAGCCGGCTATTATGGGGTTGGGCCGTTCACCGGCGCGCACGATCCCGCCGTCATCACCGCCTACCGCAAGGAGCTTGCCACCGACCTCGATGGCCTGCTGTCCGATGCAAAGGACGTCATCAAGCAGGGCTGGGGCCTCGATGAGAGCGCCGCCGGGATGCTGGTCGAATATGCCCGCGCCGTCGACGATCCGGCCAAGACGCGGCAGGTTCAGGATATCCTCGAGCAGACCGGCGGCAACGCGGTCAGCGACCTTCCGCCGGAACAGCGTCAGATTTACCTCAATGCGCTGCTGTCGCCCGATGGCCCGGTCGGCGACCAGGCGGTGCGCGCCCGGCTGGTTGCGGCCGAGCAGGCCAACATCGCCCACCGCGAGCAACTGCTGAAGGATGCGCCGCTCCGCTACGGCATCGAGCGGCACTGGTTCGCCCCCGATCCGCCGATCGATGTCGGCAACCCAGAGGCACTCGGCCAGAACCTTGCCACCCGCCAGGCCAAGGTCGCCATCATCGACCAGCACGAAGGCGCCGCGCCGCGCTCGGTACTCTACCCGGAGGAGACGGCGGGCCTTGCCAACTGGTGGAAGAACCCGGCGACCACCGCCGATGCCAAGGTCGGCGTGCTCGCGACGATGGCGCAGTCGCTGAAGCCCGATACGCTGATGGCGACGCTTGCCGGTTTCGCCGGCAAAAGCGAGACGAAGATGCTGGCAATGGCCGGCGCCCTGGCGGCAACGAACCCGGACGCCAGCGCCGCCATCGTGCGCGGCGAGACGGTGCTTGTCACGAACCCGAAGTTCGGCTTCGACGCCGGCTCGGCCGACGACAAGGGCAAGCGCGATGCCTATTTCCCGGCGTCCGGCTTCGCCAATATCGCGGCATGGCAGGCGCTCAATGACGCCGCCAAGGCTGCTTATGCCGACGCTTCCGCGCGGGCCGGCGACACGTCGGGCGCGTTCTCCGATGATCGCTGGCAGGCGGCGGTCGACCAGATCAGCGGCGGCATGGTCGAGTTCAACGGCGAGAAGACCGTTGCGCCGGCGCCGGCCGTCGACCAGGCGCGCTTCGACGGCATCATGGCGGCCCTGCCCCAAGACGCTTTTGCCGGCGCGGCCACCCTCGATGGGACGCCGATCACCAAGGATTTCGTGTCGCGCTACGGCCGCCTGAAGGCATATGCCGACGGGCGCTACAGCATCGAATTCGCCGGACCCGGCGGCGGCACGATGATCGCGATGCGGACGCCGCGCTCACCCAGCGAGGCCGGCATCAGCGGCCCGTTCGTCCTCGATCTCAGGCCGTGGCTCAATGCGTCGGCAGTCGACAACAGCTTCTTCGGCCATGTCGGCCGGCTGCTTGATCCGAGCTTCCTGTTCAATAATCCGTTCTCCAATCCGCTTGCCCCGTCGCCGCCGAGGCCGTGATGCCGGGCCTCGACCTCTTCAACAACGCCGACTACGACTCCTTCGCCGCGACCCGGCAAGGCTGGGGGCCGGGCCTCGACACCTCGTTCGGCGAAAATTTCGGCCAGGCGTTCAACGAGAGCAACCGCGTCGGTCGCGATCTCAGGATGCAGCGCGACTCAATCCAGCACGTCCAGGACTGGATCGACAAATTCCAAGCCGCGACGGGCTATGCGCCGCCCAACCCGGAGCTCGCCCCCGACCCGATTCTCGGTGCGCCGTCGATCAAGACCGCCTTCTATGAGCGCCTGGCAAAGGCCTATGCCAACGAACTGAAGAACCGGCCGGATCTTGGCCTGCCGGCGCCGCCGTCCGCCGATGAGGCCCGCATGGCCGCCGTCGAGGTCGAGCGCAAGCGGCTGGCAGAGGCGGGCGCACCGCGGCCGACCGATCTTTTCGGCGCCGCCGGCGGTGCCCTGGGCGGCATGGCTGGTGTCGCGGCCGATCCGATCAATCTCGGCTCCATGATCGTCGCCGTGCCGCCCGGCGCCGGTATCCTGTCCACCGCGCTCCGTCTCGGCGCCATCGGGGCCGGCGCCCAGGCGGCGATCGAGGTGGCGGGCGCGAGCGTCAATCGCGAAATCAATCCCGACTACGGCGTAGGTCAGGCCGCATTGAACATCGGCGGGGCCGCCGTCGGCGGGGCCGCCTTTGGGGCCGGAATCAAGGGGCTGGCCCGAATATGGTCACGGATCAGGCGCGCGCGGCCGCCTGTGGCGACGGAACGGCCGGCCGGTACTGAGGAGCCTGCCGCGCCGGAGGCCGCTCCTGCGCCTCCTGAGCCCGGCCAGACGGCATTCCCGCGCACCGTCATCGACGCCGGCAACGTCGTCGAGCGGCAGGCGCTGGTGTCCGAGGGCAATCCCTATCGCTCGGCCGGGCTGGATGGCGAAATGGCCCACGCCCGCAACTACCAGGAAGCCGAGAAAGCGATTGTCGAAGGCCGCGCGCCGGAAATCCCGCAGGATCAGTTCGCGACCGGCGCCTGGCGGCCGGGCAAGGTCTTCACGTCGGGCGGTCACGAGGTTGGGGTCAGGTATGAGGTTGTCGAGGCGGACTCGCTGGTGGCGTCGCAACGGGCCGATCTTTCGCCCAATCCCGACTATCCGGCTGCGCTGCAGCCGCGCGACCGGACGCGGGCGGCTTCAGCCGAGCAGGTTAACGAGATCGCCGCGCGGCTGAACCCCGAGCGGCTGGGGCCATCGCCGGAAGCGGCGACCGGCGCCCCGGTCGTCGGGCCCGACAACGTAATCGAATCGGGCAACGGCCGCTGGCTGGCGCTGAAGCGGGCCTATGCCAATGATGCGCCCGACGCCCCGATGTCGGCATGGCAAGTTGCCAATCGTCAGTCTGCCGTGGAATTTGCCGATAAGCTCGGCGTCACGCAGGAGATCGGCCGACTTGCCGCTGAGGGCAGAACGGCTCGCGAAATCGCCGCAACATTGGCCGGCCGATTGACCGAAGATGAGGTCCGGGCGGTTCGCGACAATCTCGGAATTGCTGGAGGTGAAGCGGGCGGGATGATCGGCGTTATGCCGAAACGGTCCAGCGCATCTGTCTATCGCGACTATCTCCGCGCCCAGGGCTTCGACACGACCGGCCTCCGCGAGCCCGTGCTGATCGCCCGGCGCACCACGCCGATGACCGAAGCCGAGCGCGTCGACTTCGCCGCCGCGGCGAACCGCTCCGTCACGGCGCGCATGTCGGCGCCGGAACAGGCCGCGGCCGATGCGCGGCTCCTCGACGGCCCGGTGATCGCCAAGCTGGCCGAAGGCGGGATCGACAACGTCGACAACCGGCCTTTCGTGAAGGGCTTCTTCAAGAACCTGCCGCCAGAAGAGCGCGCGCCCCTAATCGATCGCCACGGTGTTCTGTCGACGGAAGGCATCCGGCGGGTTGAAGCAGCGATGCTCGCCCGCGCCTATGGCGACCCGGCGCTCCTCTCGCGCATCCTCGAGGACCCCGACAACAACATCAAGGCGCTGGCCGGCGCGCTCACCGACACGGCGGGCGCCTGGGCCGGGATGCGGGACGCAGTTTCACGTGGAACTGTGCCCGCTGGCATGGACATCACGCCGGACCTCCTCGACGCGATGCGGCTGGTCGCCAAGGCGCGCGACGAACGGGTGAAGCTGCTGACGCTGGTCGACCAGCCAGAGATGTTCGCCGCGCCGTCGCCGTGGACGCGGGCTTTTCTCCATCCTCTCATGTTCCGCGACGAGGGCCTGACGAAGGCGGCGAGCCGGGCATCGGTGGCGCGCGGGCTGAAAGCCTATGCCGACGAGGCGATCAAGAATACGACCGCCGAGAGGCTGTTCGGCAAGCCTGTGTCCGTTGGCGAGGTGCTGACTGCCGCGCTTGCCAAGGCCCGACGCGAAGACCTCGGTGTAGCCGCCGAAGAGGCGACCCTCCCGCTCCGCGCACGCGAGACGCTGGCGAAGCCCGAAGTCGACGACGCGGTGCTTCATCAACTGGATAATTTGCGGGATGAGGCGCAAGATGCCGGCAAGGAGCTTATGGTTCCCGATCCGAACGGCCTGCAGGACGCGGCCGGCAACCCGGTCATGCGGCCGGTGCGTGAACTGCTCGACGAGGCAGATGCCGAGATTGCGGCCGCGAAGAATATCGAGGCGTGCGCCGGCGGCGCGGACCTCTCGGCGGCAGCGGAGTAGGTGCAACCGATGGTTTTCATGTCACTCGGTAAAGCCGATTGCAGAACTTGCCATCTCAGGTCAAGCGCAGCGCAGGAATAGGATCGGAATATTTTGCATCGGTTTTGTCAGTTTGTCGAAAATTCGCAAACTGGCCGAAATGCTTAACGGAGGGCTGAATGCCCAGTCTGATCGCCAACTGCCTCGCCCGCCTCGTCAAGCAGGGCCTCGTCTCGCAGAAGGCCGCCGACGCCGCCCAGGCGCTCCACGACGGGATGCAGGGCCGGCTCGGCGAGGAGATGGGGCCGGCGTCCGCCGATGCCGTCGCCGCGCTGGAAGCCGCCCGGATCATGGGCGAGCAGGCGCGGCTTCGGAAGATCAGCATCGCGAAGCAGGTCATGCGCGACGTCGCCACTGGCGAGCGGCAGAAGCTCCATCCGAAGGGTCAAGCCGCCGGCCTCAACGGTATGCTCTCCCGCGACAATTTCGACTGGCACCCGCCCGGCAGTTCTGGCGCCGATGACGTCGACACCATCGCCGAGATCGTCAATCGCTCCCTCGACCGCGAGATGACCGTCGGCCACGAAAACCTCCGGTCGACTTTTGCCGGGCTCAAGCAGGACCGGGCTCTCGGCAAGGCGGCGCTCGGCGAAATCTTCGGCGTCGATAGCGGCAATCAGGTCGCCAAGCAGATCGCCAAGGGCGTCAATGCAGCGAACGATCTCGGCGTGACGCGGGCGAAGGCGGGCGGAAAGCTGTTCAACACGCTGGAGGACTATCGCGTCCCCCAGGGCTGGCGCTCCGACATGGTGAGCCGCGTCACGGAACCAGAGTTCGTCAACGACCTCGTCGAGGCTTTCCGCGCCGGTGGCATCAAGGCGTTCATGACCAAGGAAGGCGGGCCGGCGGGTGAGTTGCAGATCCCCGCGCTCCTCCATGGCATGTACGAGGACATCACCATCGGCGGCGGCAAGGGCGGCAAGGGCGCTGCATTCGCACCGCAGATGCGGGTGGTGCGCTTCGCTGAAGGTCAGAAGGGTTTCGACGCCTACACCCGCCTCATGGACAAGTATGGCGGCGGCTCCGACCTCTACGCGATGCAGACGACGCACATGCATGCGATGGCGCGCGAGATTGCCCTGGTCGAGCAGTTCGGCCCGAACTACCGCGCGGTGTTCAGCCGGCGGCTCGCCGAAGCCCGCGCTGCCGAAACCGCGAAAAAGGGCAAATATATCCCGCTCCTCAACTCGGTTGGAACCGCGGAAAAGACGTTCAAGGTTCTCACTGGCGAGGCCTATACCGTGCAAAGCGAGTTCTGGGCCGGCCTCATGACGGGCATACGCGGCTGGCTGCGCGGCGTGCAGCTCGGCGGCGCAACTCTCGCCGCGGTGCCCGGCGACTCGGCGACCATCCTGCTTGCCGCCTCGCACAACGGCATCGACGGTGCCAAGATCATCGCCAACATCGCCGCGACCCTTGCTGCCGATACGCCCGCCAAGCGGTCGCTGGCCGCTCGCCTCAACGTGCAGGCATACGCCACCGCCGACGGCCTCTCGTCAGGTGGGCGCGCCTTCATGGCTTGGTCCGATCCGAAGAACATCGGGACCAAGGTCGCCGATTTCATCATTCGTGCTTCCGGCCTGCAGGTCTGGACGGACACCGCCCGGCGTGAGTTCGCTATGGCCTTTCTCGGCGCCGTCGGTGAGCGCGTCGGGTTGCCGTTCAAGAAGCTCGACGGCCCCTTTGCCCGCTTCCTGACCCGCTATCAGATCACACCGGCCGAATGGGACGTGCTGCGCGCCTCGCCACTCCTCGACGCCGATGGCGCGCGTTACTTCGATATCATGTCGGTGGCCGATCCGAAGCTCGGCGAAAAGCTGATGGGCGGCATCATCGGCGAGCGCAAGTTTGCCGTGGTCGAACCCGACGCGCGCGTTCAGGGCATCCTCTCACCCGGAGCTCCGCGCGGCTCCTTCGTTGGCGAAACCGTCGCCTCGGGCGCGATGTACCACTCGTTTTCGATGTCGATGGCGAACACCCACATGATGCGCGGCGCCATGCAGAACACCGGCATTTCACGCGCCGCTTACTTCGCCAAGCTTGCCACCGCCACCACGATTGCCGGGGCGATGACCGTCGTCGCCAAGGACATCTTTTATGGCAAAGACCCTCGGCGGATGAACACGTCGTCGTTCTGGGCGCAAGCTGCGTTGCAGGGGGGCGGCGCCGGCATCTTCGGCGACTTTTTCTCGGCGGCGACGAACCGCTCCGGTCACGGCATCGCCACCACGCTCGGCGGTCCGGTCGTCGGCCTGGTGAGCGATACCTTCGACACCTTTGTCATGCCGTTTGGCGAATTCTTTGACCCAAACAAGACTTGGGGCCAGGCGCTTCGCGGCGCCGAGGAAAAGTGGGGGCAGGGCCTTGCCCAATATGTGAAGCGGAGCCTCAACCCCGAGACGTTCTACACGCGCCTTTTCATGGAACGTATGGTGTTCGACCAGATCCAGTCCCTCCTCGACCCGCAGTATCGAAAGAGCTGGCAGCGCACCGCCGACAATCTTAAGAAGCAGACGGGCAATGCGTTCTACTGGCGCCCGGGCGACCGCGCCCCGAGCCGCGCGCCCGATCTTGGGAACGTCATCCAATAGGAAGTCCCGCTAGATGGTCACTTCCGCGTCGAGATCGACCAGCGTAAACGGGCCTGGCTTCGCCTTGGTCAGCGGAACCTCGGGATCGTAGGTGCGGCCCTGGCCCGGCGCCAGATAGGTGCCGTCCGCCGGTGCCGCTCCGCCAAACGTCCTGCCCATGAACGTGAACTCGGTCGCGTCCTGGACAACGGCGATTGCCTTTTTCACCCGGCGCCGACGGCGGCGCTGGCCGCGCTCCGGCCCCTCGCCCTCGTTGGGGAGCCACGGCCCTATGTCGAGGGTGAACGGCAAGCCGGCCATGACAGTCGCAGCCGAAAAGTCGTCGCCACTTTCTTCCACGAGATCGCCGTTCGAATCGACGGCGCGGGTGCCGAGATAGGTCGTGCCGTCCATCAGCGCGACATCGAGGCCGGCGAGAAACCACAGGCGGCCGCTGCTGTCGTCGGGGTCGGGGCGCAAAGCCGGCGTCGCCAGGTTCAGCGGCACGCCGCCATCGACATACTGCTCCTTGTCCAGCGTCTCGATCGCCCACGGCAAGTCGCTGTCGTCGGCCTGATACTGGACGTTGAAACGGACCTCGCCGCCAAGGGCCGAAATCCATTTGATCGTGCCTTCGCCGGTGACGGGGACGAAGCCGACCCACTCGTTCGACGGATCGAATTTGCCGACCAGTGCCGTGCCGCCGGCAAGCAGCACCCACAGGTATTGCTCGGCCGTCGTGCCGCCACCGCTCATCGCCGCCAGTGCGCGGACCTCGCTTGTGAACAGGTCCGCATGGAAATCGGAGATCGAAGCCGCGCGATAGGGGAACGCCGTCTGGCCGGTCGGAATGATGCCGATCAGCGTCTTGCCGTCCGCCGCCGCGTAGACGATGCCCTCCTGCATCGCGACGGGCCTCACCGACAGTGCGCCGATGGCGGCGATTTGGCGGAACGCCACGCTGCCCGGCTGCAGCGGACTGGCCTCCGAAATCGGAATGTACATGACGCCCTGATCGGTGATCACAAACTGGTCGGGGCCGCCGACGACATGCAGCACGCGCACATTGCCGGGCGCATATTCCAGAAAGCCCGAATCCGCGTCGGCGCCGACAGCGAGATCGCGCGCTGCACCGACGGCGCCCCATGCAATGCCGCGGGGGACCTGCGGAAAATCGGAAAGCGTGACGCGCGATCGGTCGTAGGACGCGCTTCGCGGCCAGCCGCGATAGTCGCTCATCAGCGCCTCGTCCCATACCGGCGAGGCGGCGAGCGTGATTTCGGCGGGTGTGCCGCTGACGACGGCCGAGCCGGCGCCAGAGGCGATCCGCTCGGTGTCGATGAAGTTGCTGCCTTCGTACACGATGACGTCGAGCCCGGTGGTGGAATTGAATGCAACAGCGAGACCGACCGCGCCGCTGGTCTCGCCCAGGACGACGTCGCCAAGCCTGAAGGAATCGCGGCCGTTTGCAGTCGTGCAGACGACGCGCACCGTCGGCGGCAGTTTTTCGATGACCGCGGCCGTTCCCGCCTGTGCGCTGGTGACGGACCTGATCATCAGTTCACGGCCATGGAAGCGGAACGATGTGCCGACGTGCAGCGGATCGAGGGCGGGGCCGTCGAAGGTGACGTTGATGGTGCCGGTGCGCGCCGAGCACGTCATGGCGATCCCGCGCGTCGCGTAGCGGTAGTAGGGCTGCCGCTTGGCGCCGGCCGCCGTTTCCTCGAAGCGGAATGCCGACAGGATCCAGTTGGTGTCGGAGACCGCGGCAACCGGCTTCGTGAACACGACCTGGGCGATGTACATCGTCGCGGCCGAACCGCCTTGCGCAACCACCACCCACAAATAGTCGTATGCGGTCAGCGAGTCGGAGGAGGTGACGGTACGGCCGGCTGATTCGTCGGCGGTGTCGGCCGTCGGCCCGGTGCTGCCAAGGCTGGTTCCGTCCGTCGGCGAGGCCGGCGCCGAGCCGTTCTTGCCGTAAAGCGTGATCGTGACGTTGGGCGTGCCGCCGGCCACGAACCCCGCATCGTTCGATCCGTAGACCTTTGCGCTGACGCAGGCGCTGGGGTCTGCCGACAGATCGATGCCGAGCATCAGTGATGTCGCCGACGCCTTCGATAGGCATTGCGACGAGGCGCGGCTGGTCGTGGCGTCGAAGGCGCGCCGCAGTTCCGTCGTTTCCGTGATCGATTCGACGGCGACGGTCGCGGCGTAGGGCTGCACGGTCGCCGTCGAAAGCGTAAAGGCGCCGGGGTCTTGCGGGCTTGTCGCCGTATCCTTGTCGGCGCCGGCGCAAAAGACGCCGTACTGCAACGGCGTCACCGCCCTGGCTTGAAGCACATTGCCATAGCCGCTGGGCGCCGCGGTCACCGCCGGCACCTGCGACGAGCCGCCGATATCGGACTCCGTGACGATCGCCAGCGACAGCGTCTTGCGCGCGCCCCACGATGGCGTCAGCGACGGCGGATTGATCACGAAGCCGGGATCAAAATCGCCTTCGACCGCGTTGCCATTCGTGATGCGGTAGGCGATATGAGCCGCACGCTGAGCGCTCGAAGTGGTGATCGTCAGCGTCGACCCTTCGGCCCCAGACGCGCGCCTGACATAGATCGCGCCGGTGGAGTTGTTGGCGTAGACGTCAAGCAGAGTCCACCCCGCCGGTGTAGCCGGGCTGCTTTGGTTCATCGAGCGAAAGACGACCACGAGCCAATCGCCGGCGACGATGCCGGCAGGCAGGGCAATTATGTGCGTGTTCGAGGCATATTCGGTGGTGCTCGTCGCCGTGCCGGCAACATCGGGATAATCGATCGAAGAGACCGCATCGCCAAACGGCGTGCCGTCATTCCCTGAAATGGTCGCTGAGGCGCCGAGGCGCAGATACCAGAGCGATGTTCCCTGGTAGGCCAGCACGATTTCTCGTTCGACCTGCGCCATCGATATCTTGTCGACGCTGTCGAGCGTCCACGGCATTCCGGCAAAATCGCCGACGAGCGCTCCGGTATCGTCCCTGATTTCGAGGCCGGCATTCGTGAACAGAAACTCGAACTCGATGTCCGACGAAATGCGCACGGTTTCGGTGCGACCGTTGCCCGTCGCGTAAGCCGAGCGGCCAAATCGCTGTGCCAGAGCGCCGCTCGCCAGCGGCCGCGTGTTGACCGACCGCCTCAGCCCGGCGCGCTGCAGCTTGAGGTCGTCACGCCTGGCGGCGCGCTCGGTGATCTGGCCGGCGGAGAAGTCGCGCTGGACGACCGTGAGCGAGGGCAGGGACATCGGCTACAGCGCCTGCGGCCCGCCGCCGGAGCGGCGCCGCTCCCGCATCGTCGACACGAAGCGGATGCGCGACGGCTGCTGCTGGTCGGTGCGCGTGCGCACCAGCGGAATGACCGTGCTTTCGACGTCATCCTCGCGGCGCTTCGCCTCGGTGTAGTCTTCATTGATGGCGCGCAGGATGCCGATCTCGACCTTGCGCCGCAGAATCTCCCAGAACAGGTTCGACACGTCGGACGTCGGCGGCATCTGAATGAACGTCGCGACCGGGGCGTCGCTGGCGCCGGTGGTGTCGTAGTCCATGCAGATGTAGCGGCCGATGATCTCGTAGGGGATCGGCGTGCCGCCCGGCGCCTCGACGGTTTCCAGCCACAGGGCAAGAACCGGCCAGTAATAGACCGAGCCGTAGCGGTTCGACGGGTTCTCGTCGGCACCGGCTGCTTCAAGCGCCTCGGTCGCCCTGGCGAAGTTCCAGGGGTGGCGCTCGAGCAGCAGCGGCAGTTCGCGGTCATAGGCCCGGCTGACGCGGTCCTCGACGAAATAGGCGCTGTTCTGGTCGGTGATGGGGGCGTCTGGGTCGAGGGCGTCGAGGCCGGCTTGATCGATCAGGCCGTTCGCGGTTCCCGCCAGTGCGTCGTTGCAAATGCTGAGCTTGGAGGTCATGGCGGCAGGCTACGCGCCCGCCGCCGCGCCTCAACGCACCTATCAGGAGCCGACGGCGACCGTGCCGAGGCCGGCCTTGCCGGCGCCAACGGCCGGGTTCGACACATAGAGTTTGCCGGACACGGCAGCCTCTTCCCAGAAATCGAAGCCGATGGCGTAGCAGGTGGAACCATTGACCAGCACGCCGCCGTTCTGGGTGGCGTTGATCTCGAACACGCCGCTCGACGAGGCGCCGCCGGTGAAGATGCCGGAGTTGGTGAAACCGACGCGGTCGAAGTACGCGCCCATGTCCTGCACGGCCGAGGCGGCGAGCTCGATCAAACGGGCACCGGCCGCGCTGGCACGCATCGACACGAGGCCGCCGCGGAACAGGTTGCGCGACACGGCACCGGCCACCTGGATTGCCGTGGCAAGCCCGGACGCACCGAGGAACACCGTCTCAAGGCCGATGTAGCAATCCTCGAACAGGTTCTCCGAGCCGGCAAGCCACAGGCTCGATCCGCCATCGACGTCCATCGCATTCGCGCCGGTCGAATCGCCGAGGCCGGAGATCGTCACGTTTTTGAGGGCGTTGCGCTGGCCGGTCACCTTGACCGCCGCCGGGACGCCGCCGCCTTCGCCGGTGCCACCAGTCCAGCCGTTGACGCCGTGAAACACGGACACGTTCTCGATGCGGCAGTTGTCGGCGCTGATCAGCAGCGGAATTTCGGTCGTGACGTCGGTCGTTTCCGGCGAGATGCGGGCGCGCTGCTGGGCGTGGTTGCCGGAACCGACGCCGATCAGGTGGACGTTGTCCTTGCTCCATGCGAGACCGCCGGTGGCGACGCGCGCCGTCGTCAGCGCGGCGGAGTCGGCAGTGCCGATGAGAACGACGGTGTCGTTCTGGTTGGCCGTCGCCATGTCATGGGCGAGCGCGATATCCTGGACTGCGGTGTCGGGCGTCAGCGCGCCCTTGCCGTCGTCGCCGTGATAGGGATCGCAGAAAATCAGCCGGCCAGCACCCAGGATCGGAACCGAAGCCGCCATCAGCGCGCCGCGGATATCGTCGGGAAGCGTCTTGAAAGTCCAGTCGACCATCGTCTTGCTCCGTCAGGTCTGCGGCGCCGTGGCGCGGCGCGCCAGTTCCGCCTTGATGATGTCGTCGGCCGCCTGAGCCTCGGTCTTGCCGTCTGGCACCTTGAGTTCGCCGGCGATCTGCTTGGCAATGCTCGCGCGTTGGGTCCAGTGCATTGCGGCCCAGTTGTCCGGGATCGGCACGAGGACCCCGAGCTCTTTGACCAGCGGCTTGCCGTTCGGGAACGCAGCGTCGACGGCTGCCTTGGCGACGTCGTCAAGCGGCTGCCAGTTGCGGCCGGGCGTGGCGTCCGAAGTGAACGTCTCTCCTGGCTTTATGGTGACGCCGCGCCCCATGTAGAGCGCGGCTTGGGCCCGATATCTTGCCATCGATCAGCCTAGTTGACGCCCGTCGACCAACTGCTTTCGTAGACGCGGGTGTCTTCCCGGTTGTCGGAGATCCATGCGTCGATCTTGCCGGCGGTGAAGGCGTGCGACCCGACGTTGTAGCGGAGGCCGAGATAACGCTTGTAGGCGCCGGCTGGAAGCGGAATGCCGTCGGCGATCTTGTAGCCGGCGACCAGCGTCGCCTCGGCGAGCTGCGCGATGGTCAGGTGCGTCGTCGCCGAGCCGGAATCGAGGCCGACGTTCGCATCGCTTTCAAGCGTGATGTCGAGCGTGCCGTCTTCCTCGGCGGTGTCGAACGCGGTGTTGACCCGCATGTGGAGGTAAAGCGGCTGACCGGCGCCGATGTCGCGCACGGTGTTTGCCGTCAGGCCCTTGATGGCGCCGGAGATAAGGTCGATCACGTTCTCCGAAATCTGGTCGGTCGTGACCGCGTCGGCCCAGGAGAGGGTGTTCTGCTTGTCGATCAACATGGCGGTTCTCTCGTTCCTCGTTCGGTGGCCAGCGCCAGGCGGGCGCGCAGTCAGGTGACGCGGGTTTCGTCGGCCTGCATCTGGTCGACCTTGCGGATCGGAATGGTGTCGAACATGATCTTCCGGCGGCCTTCCTCGTTACCGACGGTCAGGTACACGTTCGCCTGCTTCATGCACTGGATGCGCAGCATGGTCGACAGGGTGCGGTTCATGTAGAACGCCGGCCGGCCACCCTCGGATGGCAGCTTGTCGACCATTCCAGCCATCAGTTCGAGGATCGCCGCGGCGCCGGTCTGCGCGACCAGCAACGACTTGTCGATGTTGACGGCGCGCACGACGTTCCGCCAATCGGCGACGACCAGGCCGCAGTTCCACGCAAACTCTTCCTCGTAGACCGAGTAGCGGCCGCCGTTGTCGGAGTCGGTGATCTGCTGCACGCCCATGTCGGTGCGCGAGATGCCGACCTTCGAACCGCGCGGATAGATGCCGAACACGCGCCGGCCCCAGTTGACAAGCAGGATGGAGGCGTTGTCGGAGCCGGTGCCGCCGGCGTCGATGATGTTCTCGCCGGTGATGCCGGTGAGGCTCTCGAAGCGCGGCATGATGCCGTTGAACTTGGCCGGGGCGGTCGACGAGGCACCGGTGAGCAGCGTCGACACGAAGGACTGGTTGAAGCCCTCGAGGATATCCTTCGCCTGATTGAGCCGCGTCAGGTTCGGATTCGGGCTCATATCGAGCAGGTCCTTGTCGACCTGCGAGCGGTTCTTCATGCGGCCGATCGGCTCGTCGACCTGCGCGCGGCCGGACTTGCTCGGCGTCACGCCTTCGTAGAAGCGCACCCACTGGGGCTCGGGAATCGAGATCGTCTGGACAGAGCGGTGGGAAGTGCCGCCGTTGGCCTCTTCCCAGGTCATGTCGTCGAGGATCGGGTTGTCCTGCGCCAGCAGGTTGACGACGTCGGCCTCGATGCTGCCGTCAGGCAACGTCTCTTTCGCGATGTCGGCCATCGTGAGGTAGGAAGCAGCGAGCGTGGTCATGGTCAGCTAGCCTTCGGTTGTGCGTACCAACGGTCCTGTACGGTCGTGGGCTGGGGAGCGGGGTCGGCCGTCCGGCCGGGGTTCAGCGGGGCAACGTTGCCGTCCTTGAACAGCGTCTCGAAGAACTCGACGGCTGCGGCGCTGATGATGTGGGTGTCGATGAACTTGGCCTTCTCGGCGCCGACCGCCGCCTCGATGCGCTTGCCGAGATCGGCCCGGCGCACGTCGGCATTGGCGCCAAGCTTTTTGTTGTCCGCGGCGAAGTCGGTCGCTGCTTTCTGATAGCGATCGAGCTCGTAGGCGTTGAAGGCGCGGGTGAGGTCCTGGAACAGCGCCGGGTCCGCCCTGTGCTGGTGCAGCACCGGCAGGGCGCGCGTCAGCAGGTCGGTGTTCGGCTTGAACTGGACGCCGTCCGGCAGCTTCACGCCCTCGGGCAGCATCTGTTCCGGCAGCTTGTAGAAGTCGCCGGCCTTGTCGGCGGTCTTCGGGAAGTCCTTGAAGGTCTCGGCCTGCTTAACGCGATCGGCCTCAAACGCGGCCAGCGTCTCGGCAACCTCGTTCGTGCGCAGGCCGGTCGTCGGGTCCCAATACGAATCGGGCAGCTTCTCAGGCTTGGCCGGAGGGCTCGCCGGGGGGGATTGGTCGCCTGGCGCCGCGGCCTCGGGCGCCGGGGGCGGCGTCTGGACGGGCGGCTGGGCGTTGTTCGGTTCGACGGGCATCGAGGTCGCGTGTCAGCTTGTCGTAAATCTCGCGCGCAAGCCTGCGGCGACCTGTGTGTTCGCTCAACGCACCGCTTTCCGAGCCCGTCACCGGCAGGCTGAAAATCACGTCGTAGAGCCAGTCGACGAGGGCCGCGCCGTCGAGCGTGCGGCCGATATTGGCCAGCGCAATATCCTGTTCTTCGCGCGTCATGCGGTACCTGCCGTTGGCGCCGGTGGAGTACCCTGACCGGCGCTGCCGTCACCGCCGAGCAGTTGGCCGGCGCCCATATCGACAAGCTGCTTGATCTTTTCCGTCACTTCTTCGTCAGAGCGCAGCACCACGAGTTCGTCGCGGAGCTTCTTCTGAAAATTGCGCAGCGTCTTGCCCTCGTCGACCATCACTCGCCACATGGTCGGTGCGATCGCGGCGCCGATCTGGGCAAAACGGACGGCGGTCGAAACCTCTTGCGTGTCCTGCGCCCGTTCGGCCGGATTGTACGGCCTCAGCGAGACGTTGTCGGGAACACCAAGATCCTTCGGCTTCTTCACGACGCCGCGCTTTTCGGCGAGATAGCGGAAACGCTGGAACACCTCGTAGGGGAACTCGTACCAGTAGGCGAAGCCCGGCGTGCCGATGCGTCGCTGGCGGATCACCAGCTCGTCGACCCATTGTGTCGCTGTCGGCGGCGTCTTGCCCTGCTGTTCGGGGACGTCGATGTAGTGCAGGCGCTTGATGCGCTGCTGCAGGTGGTCGACCTCGAAGAGCGCCGCCTGAATAGGCCGCGGCTCGTAGATGTCCTCGAACGCCGGTTTGCCACCGCTTGCCCGCTTCGCATAGAACTCGGCGGGGCGCACCCCCGTGCTCGGCAGGTTGAGCACGCCGTCGTCCTCGTAAGCCTTCGGCGGGCGCAGCGTGAAGTCGACGTTCTCGATGAGCGCGGCGCGCAGTTCGTCAAGCTGCACAAGATCGGGCAGCGATTTGACCAGCGGGCCATCTGGCCAGGCAAAATCGGGGGTGGCACCGAAGCGGCCGACCAGCAGCGCGATCGAGCCGTCGCCGAACGACGTGGCGTCGTGGATCAGTTCGCCGGCGACTAGCACGACATGCTGCCACTCGACGTCGCCCTCGTTCTGCCAGTTGCGCCACCAAGCCCAGACGACATCGACATCGGTGTTGCCGGCGGTGCGGACCTTGCGCGCCTGTTCGTCCGGCAGCTTGGCATAGATCGTCGAATCGAGCAGCGCCGGCAAATGGCGATATTTCGTGTGGCGGGTGACGCTGCGGAAATCAGGCCGGCCATCGGGACCGAGATCGAAGTCGAGCTCGCGGATCGGCACGCCGAGGCAGATGATCGGTTGGCCCTTGCCGGGATCGCGCACGAGCAGCGCGTTGACGCCGATTGCGGCGTCCGGCCGGCCTGCCTTGGCGATTTCAGCGTAGAAGTTCGACGCACGAATCTGGTCGAAAACCTTCTTGTCCTCGGCCCTGATCTTCTTGTTGGTGTCCTCGACCTCTGGATCTTCCTGGCCGTCGGGATCGGGGTTCGTCGGCAGCGCGCGCTCCGCCCACCAGCCTTCGCGCGGCATGAAGGTATCGATCAGCATCGACATGAAGTCGTCGACGACCTCAAAACCGAACGACGTCTGCAACTGGCGATCGTCGCCCGGTGGGTTCGGCGTTGCGCTGCTGTTCGAAGACTGCTCCCTGATACGCCGCGGCGCCGTGTAGAAGTAGCAATTCTGGTGATCGTTGAGGATCGACGATTTCTGGTTGCGGGCGTCCTCGAGACGCTGAAGCGCCTCGTCCTTGAGCTTCTTGCGCGCTCCCGCCGCCTTGTCGAAGTCGGATGTTTCAACCGTGGCGGCCATCAGAACGTCCCACTGCCGAAGCCGACCAACGATTGCGTACCGAACAACCGCATCAGTTGCTCGGTGCGCTTCTGCGCCTCATCCTGGATAGCTGTCAGGCGCTCCGCGTCAGCCGCTGCCGCCGCGTTCTTCTCGGCCGGCGTCGCCTCGGGCACTTTCACCTTCGGGCTGAACAGGTCGCCCATCGCTCGCAATCTCCGCGCCGTTGGCGACCAATCTCCGCCACAGCGTGTCAGGCAACAACGCACCATGCCGAAGCCCGAGCAGGTGCGCGACCATCGAGGCGCAGAACAAGCCACCCTTGGGCTGCCACGGCCCCTTGTCGAAATCCGGCCGCTTGACGCGCAGCACGCCGCATTCGTTCGCCAGCGGCGCCATCACGTTTTCAATCTCGGCGGCGGGGATCACCGCCAGCCGCAGCCGCGCCAGTTCCCACGAGGCATAGACCCATGCGCTCGCCCCGGGGACGAAGCCGACGGCCGAGACGTGCTTCCAGCGGCCGGGGCAGATCGCCTCGACCCACCGCTTCGAGTGCGGGTGAAAGATCACCAGCCACTCGAACGGCTCGAACAACGCCAGCCGATCAGAACGGACGTCGGGCACCGATGAACCGCCTCTGGCCGCGGACCTGGGGCGCCCGGATCGGCGGCGCCATTCTTCCAGGCGGCCGGCCGACCATCGAGCGCCCCTCGCCCTCGCCCACCACGAGATATTGCAGCGCGTCGGCGGGATTCGAGTATTTGTCCTTCGCCGGCTTTTCCTCGTAGCCGCCGGCCATCGGCATCTTGCGGAAATGGTACTTACCGGCGAGCGCCACCTTCAGCGTCCGGCAATGCTCCGGGCAGAGCAGGATGCGCGGCGCGCCGTCGTGCATCGTCGTCAGGACGTAGTTGACTGCCCCCAGCCGCATCGTCAGGTCGTTGTCGCCGCACGGCGCCGCCACCACGCGCAGGCCGAACGAATCCATGATGTCGTAGCTAGTCCGGGTCGAGGACTGCGTCTTGTCGGCCCCCTTCGGGTCGCCCCAGATGCGGTAGTCGTACCCCGGAAACCGGCTGTCCAGCTTCCGCTTGACCAGCGGCGCAAAGTCGGTCGAGTCGATGTCGAAGCCGAGCAGTTCGTCGAGAATGAACCAGCGGTTGGCGATCAGTTGCCCGAAGATCACGGCCGGCGACCGGCCAAAGTCCATGCCCAGGAGGATCGGGTAGCCGGGAACAGGCTTCAAAGGCGACCGGGCGACATGGGTCTCGACGTTGAACGACGGCCACACCGGCTTGCCGTCGACCCACACCGAGATCCTGTTCATCAGGCGCGAATCGATCCACGCCTTGTCCTTGCCCCTGATCTGCCGCGCGTAATAATCCTGCTTCAGCCAGCGCAGGTTCTCTGCCTTCGGGTTGATCTTGTAGCCCGACACCGTCTTGCCGTCGGGGCCGAACATTTCGATCAGCGCCGGCGGCTGGACGAAGTACGCCCACTCCTTCGGCCACATAGGCCGATCGCCAGGCGCCGCATCCTCGGGATAGGGCACTTCGCGCGTCATCGGCAGCAGCCAGTGATCCTCGCCGGGCTCGTTCATGTCGCCCAGCACGCCAGACCACGTCGCCTGCGCGCCCTCGACCGGACCAGGGAAGCGACCCGTTCGCGAAAGAGCCTCGTCGAAAATCTCTTTCGCCGCGAACTGCAGCTCGTGGAAGCAGAATCCGGTGAACTGCGTCGACCGCAGCTTCCGAATGTCGTCCGGCCGATCGAGCGCCAGGAACCACACCTCGCAGCGCACGTCGCCCAGCGCCATGTTGTAGCGCATCGGCCGCGACAGTGTCATCGCGCCATAGTCAGCCTCCGGGAAAATCCCAAGGAAGTCCTTCAGCGTCGACGACTGCAGCTCGGCATAGGTGTTGCGCACGAACGACCATCGCGTCCTGCGCAGTCCGTCCAGCGACGACGGATCCTGCTCGCACGCAATCTGCCACAGCTTCAACATCATCGTGGCAGTCTTGCGAGCAGGATCCG